ATGAAAGGACGGTGTTACCGTGAATGACAGACAGAAAAAATTTGCTGAATATTATGCTCAGTGCGGTAATGCCGCTCTGAGTGCTGTGAAAGCAGGATACAGTGAGAAATATGCAGGTCAGAATGCAGATAAATTACTAAAAAATACTAACATTGCGGAATATATCAAACAGCTCACTGAGAAAGCTCAGGATGAGCGTATAATGACCGTTAAGGACAGGCAGGTACTTTTATCCGATATTGCTCAGGACAGCGACAACGCTCTTTCTGACCGCATCAGAGCAATTGATACACTCAACAAAATGACAGGCGAGTATGTCGCAAAGGTTCAGGCGGATGTCAAGACCTCGCAGAAGTTTGCAGACATTCTTACTCAGCTGGGTGGTGAGGGGCTTGAAGAGTAGCTTTCCTCTTTCTGAGAAGTACAGAGACTTTATCAATTCTGTGCATAATGTAACTGCTGATTTCCTTGAAGGTACGACAGCATCGGGGAAGACAACTGTCGGAGCCGGTGTCAAGTTTATGAGAATGGTGTCGGCAAGTCGTAAAAAGCTGCACATCATTGCATCCAAGACCACCGGAACAGCCGAGAAGAACATTATCCAGCAGGATAACGGAATACTTGATATTCACGCTGAGGCGGAATATTTCGGCAATGGCGATAAAGATAACAAGCTTCCGCACATCAAGTTTGAGGGCAAAATTATTTATGTTCTCGGCTATGATAACAAGGACAAGTGGCAGAACGTTCTCGGTTCTCAGTTTGGATGTGTATACATTGATGAGTTGAATACTGCAAACATTGAATTTGTCCGTGAGATTTCAACCAGAAATGATTATCTCATGGCAACTCTGAACCCTGATGATCCGTCTCTTCCTGTTTACAAAGAGTTTGTTAACAGGTCAAGACCGTACAAGAAATATGCCGCAGATGTTCCAAAGGAAATAATGCAGGAGCTGAAAGAAGAACCTGTTCCAAATTGGCGGTACTGGTTCTTCACGTTCAGGGACAATCTGTCACTGACGGCGGAAGATATTGAACGCAAAAAGGCTGCTGCTCCGAAGGGAACCAAGCTGTATAAGAACAAGATACTCGGACTCAGAGGCAGAGCAACAGGCTTGATATTCGATGCGTTTACAGATAAAAATATAATCGGATATGAACAGGCAAAGGAATACACTTATGTGATGTTCTCAGCGGCACTTGATACCGCTTACTCAGCATCGACACCTGATACAATAGCCTTTACATTTATCGGCATCACAGCGGATCGTAAGTGTGTCACGCTTGATGAGCGTGTATACAATAACGCTGACTTGAAAACACCGCTGTCTCCGTCTGATATACCGCCTGAGTTTGTCAGATTTCTCGAAGTTAATCGGGAGAGGTACGGATTTGCAAGAGATGTGTATATCGACTCTGCGGATCAGGCGACAGTTACCGAGTGTATGAAATACAAACGTCTTACCGGATGCATATATAATTTTATTTCCGCATTCAAAAAGACGAAAATAATTGACAGAATTCACTTGCAGAACGCTTGGCTTGCGGCAGGTGATTTTTTAATTGTCCGAAACTGTAAGCACTACATTGATGAATTAAACATTTACAGCTGGAAGGACGATAAATACGAACCTGAAGACGGTCACGATCACTGCATCAACTCCTGCCAGTATGCGTGGCTGCCATACAAAGACAAGATAGGAAGTGTTAAGCTATGAAATTCAACATCGGAAAGAAGGTGAAACGCATGATACAGAACTGGCTCCAGATTGTTCCTGCAACAGAGCAGACAATATTACTCACAGAGCAGACAACCTTTGCAATGGAAGTTCTCCGCTCTCAGATATGGTACAGAGGTGACAGTTCAGAACTGTGGCAGTTCTTTCATCAACTCGGTTCAGATAATGCTTCGTTCTGGAGCAGTGTTCCGAAAGGAAAAGAGAAAGTCAGAAAGATACACAGCGGTATTCCTGCGATTATTGCAGATACTCTTGCATATATCGTTTATGCTGATATGGATGATGTAGAATTTGAGAATGATAACGCAAAGAATTTTTATGAAGAATTTGAAAGTAATCATAACATTGAGAAGCTTATCAAGAAAGCAATTGTTGACACACTTGTAGAAGGTGACGGAGCATTTAAGATTTCCGTTGACGAAAGCATATCAACTCATCCGATAGTCGAATTCGTCGGAGCAGACAGGGTTGAGTATTCCTGTTCAAGAGGTATGCTGAACGAGGTTATATTTACTACTCCGTACACGAAGAAGACAAAGCAGTTTACTCTTGAGGAACGCTACGGCAAAGGCTACATAATCAGTACGTTGTACGACAGCAACGGAAATGAATATCCGCTTGAAACAATAGACAGCCTTGCAGGAATCGAACCTCACATAAAGTTTGACGGTGATTTCATTATGGCTGTGCCGGTTATGTTTTATGTATCGAAGAAGTATCCGAACAGAGGTAAATCAATCTTTGACGGCGGTAAAAGTGACTGCTTTGACGCTCTTGATGAAGTAATCTCGCAGTGGTGGGACGCTATCAGAAGCGGCAGAGTAAACAAGTATATCCCTGATTTCCTTATTCCCCGTAATCCAAAGGACGGCTCTCTGCAATCAGTAAACAGCTTTGGTACAAACTTTATTACTGTGACTGCTCCCGTAACAGAGGGAACAGCTCCGCAGAAAATTGAGGTTGTACAGCCCGACATCAAGTATGAGGCATATGTTGAGAGTTATGTGCAGTGTCTTATGATGTGCTTGCAGGGAATTGTATCACCTGCGACGCTCGGTATTGACGTTGGTAAAATGCAGTCCGCCGATGCTCAGAGGGAGAAAAAAGACGTTACCGGCAATACAAGAAACACTATTACCGCAGAGCTTGAATCTGTTCTTCCGAAGCTGATAGAGGCGATGCTGAAAACATATGACATTATGCAGCACAATGCTCCTGCTGAGTATGGTGATATTACAGTTTCATTTGGTGAGTATGGTGCTCCCGACTTCGACAGCAGGGTTGAAACTGTCGGTAAGGCTTCCACATACGGCATAATGTCTGTGGAAACACAGGTCGAGGAGCTGTGGGGAAGCTCAAAGGACGATGAATGGAAGTCCGGAGAAGTCAAGCGGCTTATGTCCGAAAGAGGAATTGTGACAGTTGACGAACCATCGCCGGGTGATTCATAATGCTCAGTATTAACGATATTGTAAAAATATTCGAGGAAATTGAGCTGAGGCTTGTACGCTCCTTAAAGCTGAACCTCAGCAGACACAAAGTAGAGGAACAGGAATACGGATTTGACTGGTCTGCATGGCAGGCAGAAAAGCTCCGCAGTCTTCAGGAGTTCCGCAGAACCAATGCTGCTATAATGTCGCAGTATACAAGTCAGATTGACAATGAAACACGGCAGATAATGCAAGCGGAGTTTGCGGAAGGTATGAACGGTATTGATGCACTGCCTGATTCTCCGCAGTTCTTTGGCGTTGATAACACTAAGGTCAACAAGCTGATTGATGATATAACGTATCTTGAGAAAAATGCTGAGACAGCTGCTCTCCGTATGACAGATGATGTGTACAGACAGACAGTAAACAGGGTACAGCTTGCAATGGGAACAGGCTCGATGACGTTACAGCAGGCAATTGATATTGCTGTTAAGGATTTTCTTAATCAGGGTATCAACTGCATTGTGTACAAAGACGGAAGACGGGTAAACATTGCGGACTATGTTCGTATGGCACTTAGAACAACAGCAACCAGAGCCACGCTACAAGGCAAATCAGCAAAGTTCAAGGCTCTCGGCTATGATACGGTGCAGGTCAGCCAGTACAGTATGTGCAGTGAAACCTGTGAGCCGTATCAGGGCAGAATCTACATCGAGGACACATTCTCAATGTGGGACGGAGAGGTTCAGGAACACGGTGATATGCTGTGGGGTAAATCAAACTACTGCGGCAAGTGGTTTCCGCTGCTGTCGGAGGCTATCCGAAAAGGTTTGTTTCATCCTAACTGCCGTCACACTATCCTGATGTGGCGAGACGGTGATCCGCTTCCTGAGAGTATCAATAATGAAGACAGTGAACGATGGTACAAGCTTGAACAGCAGCAGCGTAAGCTTGAAAACGCTGTCCGTAAAACAAAGCGTAAGGTCGAAGGACTGTCTGACCCTGAGAACGTAAAGAAAGCCAAAGCTGAACTGAGAGACGCTCAGAAACAGCTTAAAGACTTCATCGACAAGGTTAATGCTGATGAGGGGGAAACCATTCTCAAACGTGATTACGGCAGGGAGAAGGTATATAGTGATATTCCGAAAAACCTTATTGACAAATATCCAAATTCTGATATAATTAAATTAGAGGAAGAAAAGCCTGAAATATCAAAAGAAATAATTGTCGATGTTAACAAGGCTGTTGATAGAGTTGCTGAGGATTTTCCTGTTATTAAAGAACAAGTTGAGCCTATTGTGTTTGCAGATACAGGTTCAGCTCTTGGAATAAACAGATTTATTAATAATAGTGCAATTAATGTTATAGAGTTATCAGAGCATTATTGCTCAGACTATTCTATTCTACGTCAAAAATTAAATGACGACTTTAAAACCAGTTTTAGTTATGAAACTGATAATGCTGGTAGTTTGACTTGCCATGAACTTGGTCACGCATTGCATAAGATACTTGCAATGAAACGAGCTGGTATAATATATGGTGAAGAGTTAACACCTTTAAAAAGATTTTTATTAGAAAAAGAATTTCAAAAAATAAAAGAAGAAGTATATTTAGCGTCGTTTTCTGATGAAACATTAGAAGAAATAGATAAAGCGTGCATTAGCGAATTAGGAACAATGACTTATAGAAATTCAGATGAATTGATTGCTCAAAGTTTTGGTAACTATTATTACGGAAAAAACAAGTCAAAAGTTGGACAATCTATAGTGGAGTATTTTAAGGAGAGGTTAAATTAATGTACAGTAATTGTTATCCTGAAAATCCTGATAATAGATTTTCATATGCTGATGGATATTGCAGTGTTTTCCCAAGAGGCTTAGAAAAGCGTTTTAAGACTGAAAACGGACATATAGTTCTTGAAAAAGAATACATTGTTCTTGTAAATAATGATACTCCTAAGGAAATTGAACAAAGATTTCTAAGAGAATATTCTGAGTATTACAACAAAACAAAAAAAGATTCTTTTTATGTTTAATTATTAAACCGCTCCACAAGGGCGGTTTTCTTATACCCATTTGAAAGGTGGTGAGAATAATGGACTGGAAAGAAAGACTCAAGCAGGAGTATGCAGAACTGAAAGAGAAGTATGAAAAACTCAAGGCTTTCAATAATAAGCAGGAAGTTAAAATGCGTATCTCACCTGTAACTGCAAGCGAAGAAGATTGTTTTCGTCGTGGTTTAATGAAAGACCAGCAGGATTATATGCGGAAATATTTACACATACTTGAACTTCGTGCAGAACTCGAAGGAATCGAACTTTAATACCGCCCACAAGCACCGAAAGGTGCTATTTTTATGTCTGTTTGTAGGAGGTGAGGGAAATGGAATACGCTGAAAGAATCGAAATCACGTTTAAAAACGGCGAAACAATCACATATGGCAAAGACCAGTGGGATGATTATGCTTTTGACGGAAACGCTGTTATCGTAAAGCATAAGGGTGCATGGGTAGGAATTTATAATTTTGACCATGTGTTCTGCGTTGAACTGAAATAAACAGATTAGCACCGATAAGGTGCTATTTTTATACCCAAAATCAAGAAAGAGAGGTAAAAACAATGGCAGAAGAAAAGAAGAAGCTTCCCGAAGATGCTGAAAAGCCTGAGGAAGAAACTCCAAAGCCTGATGCTCCTGCTGATGAGCCGAAGGCAGAGGAAAAGCCTGACGAGCCTGAGAATAAACCCGAAGAGCCGAAGGAAGAACCGAAACCTGAGCCGAAAGCAGATAAACCTGCTGAAAAGCCTGCGGAGGAAGAACCTGAGCCTAAGACGGAAGAACCTGCTGCACCTGCAAAGGACAGCAAGGATGAGGAGATTCTCAGTCTCAGAACTCAGATTGCCGCTATGAAACTCGGTATCTCAGGCGATTGCCTTGATGATGCTGTGGCTGTGGCTGAAAGTTACGTCAAGAGCGGTAAGGCAGATGACATCAATGCGGCACTTTCGCAGGTCATCAAGAAATATCCAAATATGAAATCCGAAAGCGGTGACGAAAAGAAAGGCGGCTTCAAGGTAGGAGCCGACAGCTCAAAGAATCACGACAGCAAGCCTGATGACAGACTTGACAAGGCTTTCGGTATCAGAAAAAAGAAGTAAGAAAGGAAAGGTGTTAAATCATGCCAAACACAATCAACTATGCTGAGCAGTTTATGCCTAAGCTTCGTGAGCTTTACGGTCAGGAGTCAAAGTGCGATCTGCTCTACCAGTCAAACGGTGACATTCAGATCATTGGTGCAAAGACAATCCACATTCCGACGCTCAGCGTATCTGGCTATAAGGATCACAACAGAGGTTCGCTCGGCTTTAACGCTGGTTCATACACAAACGACTACGAGGCTAAGACTCTCGATCACGACCGTGACATTGAGTTTGCAGTTGACCCGATGGACGTTGATGAGACAGATTCAGTTCTTTCTCTTGCAAACATCCACAGCCGCTTTGAGAAGACACAGGCTATCCCTGAGAGAGACTGCTATACTTTCTCAAAGATTTACACAGAGGCTAAGAGAGTCGGTGCTGTTGTAAGAACAACTGCTCTTTCAGAAGCAAATGTTCTCGCTGACTTCGACAATAACCTTGCAGCTCTTGAAGATGCAGGAGTACCGCTTGACCGCCTTGTGCTTTACTGCACAACTGCATACAAGAAACTCCTCAAGAACGCTGACGGTATTCAGAGAACTCTTGAAGTGAAGAATGGCGGCGGCATCGACAGACGTGTACATACACTTGATGATATTGAAACTATCGTTACAGTTCCTTCTGCACGTTTCAAGACATCATACAACTTCACTGACGGCTGTGTTCCTGCATCGGGTGCAAAGCAGATTAACTATATCCTCATTGACCCTGAGGCACAGGTTTCCCGTGACAAGTATTCTTACATCCATTTCTTCGATCCGGGTTCTGATTCACGCACAGCGGATAATTACCTTTACCAGAACCGTAAGTACAACGGCACCTTCGCTATTGACCAGCTTATGAAGCTTGGCTGTATCATCAACACTGACGCTTGAGGAGGGATAATATGAAGGCTGTTAAAGCAAACAAGGAATACAACATCACCGAGAGCGAGAAGGCTTCCTATCTCGCTCAGGGCTATGACATCTGCGACAATGAGGGGAATGTGACAGAACGTTCTCCTCTCAGCACAGTTCCTTACGCAGATTATGAGGCTGTGCTTAAAGAGAACGAGGAACTGAAGGCAAAGCTTGCATCTGATAAAAAGGGAAGCAAAAAGGAAAAGGGCGAAAGCGATGTACCTGAATCCTGATGAATACAAAGGCAGCATTCCTGCGGATGAGGTTGAGGGAAGGATAAGAGACGCTTGCAGAGCTGTTGACAGCCTGACCTTTAACCGTATTGTCCGCAAGGGCTTTGAGAACCTGTCTGAATTTCAGCAGGAGATTATCAAAGAGGCTGTTGCGAAACATATGGATTTTGCTTACGATAATGCGGAGATGCTTGATTCTCCGCTGAGTTCGTACAGTATTTCAGGTGTGAGTATGAGCTTCGACCGCTCAAAGATAGTAAATGTCGGCGGTATTATTACAACAGGCGAAGTTTATAATCTGCTGATGCAGACAGGGCTTTGCTACAGGGGGCTTGACCAATGAAATACCCGTCACTTGTTCCTGACAAGGTATGTACAACTCCGATAAAGGTGTTCCGTGAGGAAGGGTTGAACCGTGATGGTTCTCCGAAACGTATTGTAATCTTCGAGGGAAAATGTAATTTTTCTGAAAAGGTTAAACAAAAAATTACTGCTGACAAGCAGATTATCACATTGTCAGGAGAGGCATTTTTTAACGGTGATATTGCTCCTGACTGTGACGTGATAACAGGTACGGTCAAAGTCCTCAGCGGTATCAGACGGACGATATATTCATCGTTTAAAGCTAAGAACCCTGACGGAACAGTAAATTATACAAAACTGGAGCTGATATAATGGGTGTGACTATTACGCTTGATTACAATGCAATTCACGCTATTCAGCAGGCTGCTATGGATGCTGCGAAAGAAGCAATTGAAGTATTATACGCTGACCTTGTGAATTCGCAGACTATGCCTTTTGATACTGGTGATATGCAGAATAATCAGACGTTTGTTATAACAACTGAAACAGGTGCAGCACTTGTGACAGGTTCTCCGCAGTCACGAAGATTATATTATCATCCTGAATATAATTTTCAGCGTGGCAAGAATCCCAACGCAGGTGCATACTGGCTTGAACCGTATATCAGCGGCAATAAAAATAACTTTGTTATGGCTGAATTTACTGAAATATTCAAACGGAGGTCAGGAACGTGAATTACATTAAATTGATTGAAATTGCTGACCTGATAGCAGAATGTCTCGTATCTGAGTCGACAACAGCAGGGTGCATTGATACTTCTGTCAGCGAGACAATCGGAGTGTATCAGCGTGAGCCTTTCGCTCCGAGAGAATGTGTCGGCAGTGAATCAAGCTATCAGACAGCAAAGCTCCGCATTCTGATTCATTGGTCTGACAGTCCTGCGACAGCCGAAGCCAAAGCAGTTGAGGTCGCAGAACTGTTTGAGTCGCTGGACGAAAAGGAAACAGCGGAGCATATCATTAAATTTGTGGACGTTAAAGCTGTCCGCAGTATAGGCAAAGATGAAAAAGGCATCTGCGAGTATATTGTAGATGCTGATATTATATACACAGGAAGGAATGAGGAATAATGGCAGAAAATATGAAGGGTGTATATCCCTGCTGGAAAAACCAGTTTACAATCGGTCCTGATGCGGATACTCAGTATCCCATCGCTGATATGGAAAACTTCTCTGTTGCCATTGACGGTAATATTGAGGAGTGGAATTCATTTGAGAATGAAGGCTGGACTTCCCGTCTTGTAACAGGTAAGTCAATCACTGTATCTGTCAGCGGTAAGCGTAATGTAGGCGACGATGGTAATGACTATGTTGCTGACCTCGCACTCAAGACAGGCAGTGAATGTAATGCAGTTCTGACTTGGAATTTCCCCAGTGGTGCAAAGCTTGTAATTAATTCTGTTATCAGCGTAACCGAATGGGGCGGTGGTGAAACAAGAAATGTTGCTCCTCTCGCATTTGAGGCGGCAAGCGACGGTAAGCCGACTTTTACACCGGCGACACAGTGAGAGCTGCAAGAACAGTGTCGCAGTATGAAATAAGCAGCGAACCTACAGCACTTGATGAGGATGCTGAAGCAATTGGAACTATGGAGGTATCAGAATAATGGGAAGAATGTATACACTTGATAAGAAGCTGCTTTGTGGCTCTCCTGAAATCAGAATCGGCGAAAAGCTTTACCCTGTGGATGACAGAAAGAATACTGTTATCAAGGTAACAAAGCTTTTTAATCAGGCTAAGGAAGATGAAGACAACTTTGAGAAGACAGAGGAGGCACTGAAGCTTGCCTTCGGTGAGAAATATAAGGAAATCTCAGACCTCGACCTCTCATTCAGGGCATATCAGGAGCTTGTTGAACTTGTAATGTCTGCAATGGTCGGTGAAGAACCGAAGAAGGAGTCGGAGGAATCCTTTCCCGAACAGTGAAACGTGGTATGACCTTGAAGTCGACAAGGAACTGATAGAACAGTCAATTGCAAAGCAGTATCATATTCTGCCGAGTGAGCAGGAGGAACTCCATTACTCTGACTGGCGTTTGCTTGTCGGAGGATTGATGGAGGATACTCCGCTCGGTCAGACTGTTCTCATCCGCAAGGAAGATGATCCAGACAGACTAAAAAGGTTTACACAGCATGAGCATCGCATCAGGAACGAGTGGAGAAATTTCCGTGCAAAGAAAAAGACCGCTCCGCCTGAGAGTTTTGCGGAAATGTTTGAAAATATGTTTAAAACTATGTTCATATAAAGTGCTTTGAGGAATCAAGGCACTTTTTTCATTATCATGGAAAGGAGGAATGTTTATGTCAACATCAGTTGGAGTAATCTCACTGGATTTGGTGATTAAGGATAAAATCAACGAACAGCTTGAAAAAATCAAGGCTCAGGTTTCTGCTCCTGCGGCAAAAGTCGGTGATGCAATAAACGAGGCAATTGTAAAGCCAATGGCAAAAGTTGGCGAGAATATCAAGAAGACTGTTTCGGAAGCAACTGAAAAAGCCAACGATGCACTGAAAGAAATTAAAGCACCTGATGTAACTGTTAATTACGAAAATAATGCAGAAAAGATTATCAATGCAAATAAGGAAATACTTGACCTCATCGGCGAAATACCTGATGAGTATGAACTTATCAAACAGAAAGTAGACTCACTGTATGAGAAGCTTGAAATTCTGAAAGAAAAAGAAACTGAGCTTACTGAAATAGTTGACGGAGGAGTCGGCGGTGTAGTCAGAACTGTAAAAGAGTGGGACAAAGCATATGAAGCTCTGAAACGTGTGAAAGAACAGCAGAATTCAATATATATTCAGCTTGGCACTATAAGCAAGAGAGCACAGAAAGAGATTGAGTCAGGCTTTAAGGCACCAATTCAGGAAGTAGTTGAGGATGCTTGTGAAAAGCTTGAAAAATTAGGCAATTTCAAGGTCAAAAACAAAGCTATACCAAGATTGAAACAAGAAATCGAACTCGCAGTAACTCAGATGAGTATACTTCAGAAAAAATGGCAGGAACTTTCTTCAGCAAGCGGTGACGGCAATTCTGAAAAACTTGTCAAAACCGAACAGCAGATAATATCTACACAAAAAAAGATTGAGGGGCTGAAAGCCAAACTCAAGGAATTAAACCGTGTAAAGTTAACCCCACTTCGTTTTGCATTTTCGGCACTTGCCAAAACTGCTAAGTTAACTGCAAATATAACAGGAAAGTTTTTAAACGGAACTTTCAAGAGTGTGAAGTTTGTAGGTGTAAAAGCTCTTTCTGCGGTAGGAAAAGGCTTTAAATCAATTGCAAAATCAGCACTAAGCACTGCAAAACCAGTTTCAAAACTCGGCACAGTGCTGAAGAATACGTTCAAGCGTGTATTCCTGATGGCAGGTATATATGCTGCATTCCGTGCGATTAAAGACGGATTCCTTGCAACTGCAAAGGCGAATGAGGAATTCTCAAACTCACTGAATCAGGTCAAGGCAAATCTTGCAATAGCATTTACTCCGATAATGCAGGCGATAATGCCGGCACTTAATACAATGATGGCAGGGCTTGCGAATGTTACAAAGCAGATTGCAGGCTTTATTTCAGGTCTTTTCGGTAAAACATATCAGCAGGCGGCAGAGGCTACAAAAAAGCTGAAATCAACTACAGATGCTGCCAAGAAAGCTAAGCTTGCAATGGCAGGTATCGACGAAATGAATGTGCTTTCTGCTGATTCGGGCGGTTCTGATGAAAAAGACAGCGGCGGTATTGATTACAGCAAGATAGATATGTCAGAGCCTGAGCTTCCTGACTGGGCGGAACGTCTGAAAGAGTCCATAAAATCAGGTGACTGGGCAGGAGTAGGTAAGATACTTGCAGAGCGTGTGAATGCTGTTTTCAGCAGCATAGACTGGGATAAAATCAGCGATAAGCTCAACAGCGGTATCAGAGCATTCACATCAGCATTCAATGGCTTTGTAGATAATCTGAACTGGGGACTTATCGGTGATAAAATTGCAGGCGGTATCAATACAATTTCTTCCGCTGTTCTCACATTCTTCAACGGAATAAACTGGGAATCGCTCGGTTCCAACGTTGCAGAAGGGCTGAATCATATCATTGACGAAACAGACTGGAAGCAGCTTGGAGCGGCACTTGTAGCAAAATTCAACGCTGTAATTGACGGACTTAATGGTTTTGTAAAGAAATTCAATTTCAAAAAACTCGGCAAAAGCCTGAGCACTATGCTCAACTCAGCTTTTAAATCAGCAAAAATCGAAAAAGCAGGAGAAACGCTCGGCAAGAGTATTCAGGGCATTTTCGATACAGCTCACGAATTCTTCACAGGATTTGATTTCAGAGGACTCGGCGAAACTGTCGGCAGAAGTGTCAATGCGGTTATCAATAACATTGACTTCGGTATGGCAGCGAAGACTCTTTCCGAAGGTGTTGCAGGAATTTTCAACACGCTTTCAGGATTCATTCAGACTGTTGACTGGAGCGGCTTAGGCAAAAAGATAATCGAATTCATAAAGGGAATTGACTTCGGGGCAATTGCTAAAAGTTTCTTCGAGTTGTTCGGCTCAGCTCTCGGCGGAGCTGTATCACTCCTTTCAGGTGTAATCGGTACTGTAGTCAAAGATATCAAAAAATACTTCTCGGATAAGATAAAAGATGCAGGCGGTAACGTTGCAAAAGGTCTTCTCAACGGTATCCTTGACGGTCTTAAAAATATCGGTACTTGGATTGTTAATCACGTCTTCAAGCCATTTATAGATGGTTTCAAAAAAGCATTCGGTATTCACTCTCCGTCAGCGCAGTATTTCGCCATCGCCATGCTGCTGA